CCGGTCACGCCGAGATAGTCGACGTACACATCGCCGGGAAGCGAGTTCGAGCCATCGCGGAAAAAGAAATCGTTGAGATATAGCTGATCGCAATAGTCTGTCGGCGACCCAATAAAGACCGAGGTGATATCCGCAGATGCACCGCTCTGCGTATTCTGGCTCGTGGCCGTCATGCTTGCTTCGTTGATCCCGTTGACCTGAACGCTGAACGACCCGGTGGAGCTGTTGACGGAGGCTTTGAGGTTCGCACTGGCAATCGTGTTGACGGGGATGATGGTGGTGCCCGTGGCTAGCAGTGTCCCGTTTGCGTTGCCTCGACGAAGTTCCAGGACACGCGACAGATTAACCACTAGTGTCAGGTGATTGACTGCGTTCGCCTGGTTGCGAATCGTCATCAAAACCCGAACTCCAAAAGTGTTCGGCATTCGGAAGCGGATGCCCATGACAATGCTTGTATTGCCAGCCGGCACGACTTTTCCAAAATGCGGAGTGCCTCCCGCGAATCCCGTGAACAAGGCTCGTCCGCCGCCTCGGCCGCCCGTGGCGTCGATGGTCATGCCTCCGCCGCCGAAGTTGTAATATTCGTATCGGGTCGCAAACTGACTCAGGTCTGCGGTTCTGAAACTCTCGCAAAAGGATGGAATCGCCATTACTTGGCTCCGAGGAAAGTGATTGAGACGTTCGCCGCCGTAGCGTCCGGCGTTGCCGGCCCTACGACGCGAATCTGATCGCCGATAGCGAATGCGACCGTTGTGCCGGTCGTCACGAAAGTGAAAGCGCCGCCTGTGCTGATCGTCACCGTGCCGACGCTGCTGCCGTTTTTCTGGACCGTCAGCACGAACGAAGCAGTCGGATTGGTGCCGATGTCGCCGACCGATCCGCTCCACTCGTCGGGGAAGGTGACGGCCTCCGCGAAGGTGTAAAGCAGCAGAACTTCCGAAGCGGTCGGCGTGCTCGTGAAGCCAAATCCGACCGAGAAGGTGCGCCCGTCATAGAGCGTGTCGAAATAGGTCTTGAGCGTGGCTTTGAGATTGGCCCAGGTGAGCCGCTTGAGGACGTTGGACGCAGCGCTGTCGACCAGCGGCACTTCGTCCGCATCGACCGGCGTGGCTTTGCTGCTAGCGGCGTGCGTCTGTGTCGCCGTGTCGAGCGAGGCCACGGTCGCGCCGCCGTCCTTGATGATCTTGCCGGTGGTGCCATCGAATACCGCGATGCTGTTGTTGACCGCGCTGGCAGGGCCCGCGACGTCACCCGTGCCTGCGCCCTCCACATCCTTGACGCGCATCGCCAACTGATCGAGCGCGTTGTCGACATCGCCCGGATCGGCCGAGCCTGCCCAGTCCGTGTTGTCGGCCGGCGTGTAGGTGACCGCACCGGCGTCGACGGCATTGGCGCTCAGCGTGCCGCCGCTCAGGCTCAGGCCCGAGCCCACGGTGATTTCCTCGACGGCCCCGGTGGCTGCGGTGCTGCGGCCGAGCAGCCTGGCCGTGGCCATGGTCAGGCCGCTGCCGGTGATTGCGCCCGGCGTGAGGTAGGTGCCCGCCGCCTGGTACAGCGCGTCGAAGTAGGTCTTGAGCCGCCCCGCCAGACTGACCTTGCGCGGCATCCAGCGGCGTACCGTGACGGTGTCGCCGGCGCTGGCCGAGGTCAGCGCCACATCGAGGTAGAGCGCATTGGCGGTGACGCTGACGATGGTCGCGCTGTCGATATTGTTGGCGACGCTGCCGCCGGTCCAGCCGCTCACGTTGACCTGCTGGTTGCCGGCGAGGCCCGCGGCCAGCCAGCCGTTGGCGCTGTCGTACAGCACGTTGCCGACGCTTGATGCGCTGATCGTGGTCCCGGTGCGAAACACCGTGCTCGATAGCTGCGCGACCGGCAGTTGCTCGCTGCCGGCGAGTGCCGCGGCCTCGGTCTGTTCGGTGATCCTGATTTCGCCCATTGCTTACTCCGCGATGAAGCTGTCGACGTCTTCGGTGACAAAGCGGTCGCCGTCTTCGGTGATGAAATTGAAGGTCTCCGCTGCCGGCGGCGGGCCGCCCGGCGTGCCGCCCGATGCGGTGTTCTGGATGGTCACGGTCACGTCGTTCGAAGCAACGGTGGTCGGCGCGGCGTCCGTCACCTGCTGCTCGAACACGGCCGTCAGCACTTCGCCGGTGGCGATGCCGGTGGCGCTGAACGTGGTGGACAGCGCGGTCGGCGTGTCGGCGACGATGCGCAGATCGCCGCCCACCCGCACCCATGCGTAGAGGTACGGCACCGAGCCGCCCAGCGCCGCGCCGGTGGCGGCCGTAGTCGTCGCCGTGCTGCCGGTGGTAGCGCGATAGAGGGTGGACGGCGTGACGCTCACGGCAAGCGGCAGCGGGCCTGCGGTGCCTTCGCCGATCAACAGGGTGGACATCGCATACGGACCGGTCTCGCCGCCGCTGCCGAATGCCTGCGCCCGCACTTCGATCGTGCCGGGGAATTCCACCGCGAAGGTCGCCGAATTGCTGATGCCGCGCCGGACCAGCGTCCACGTCGGCGAGCCGGTGTAGCGCCATTCGAGGGTGTAGAGCACGGCTGCCGCGATGGCCGTCCACGATGCACTGACGATGCCGCTGGCCTCGTCGAGCAAGAGCGGGCTGATGTCCAGCCGCGGCAGCACCAGCACCGGCGCGAACGGGTCCAGCGGTGCCGGGCCGGGATCGGCGTGAACGCGGGCGTCCTCGATGATGCCGTCGATGCTGCCGCCCTGGCCGGGACCGTTGTTGGCGCGGAAGCCGATGCCGGTGACCAGCGCCGTGACTGGCTTGTCGGTGTCGGTCTGGAAGACGAGGATCGTGCGTTGCTCGCCGCCGGCGTCGGTGGTGATCTCGACATCGATGTCGTTGCCGAGCAGCAGCAGATCATCGGCCCCGTCCCGCGTGCAGGGGATCAGCGCGCCGGGCCGGCCTTGCGGATCACGCAGGATCACGGCATGGCCGGTGCCGGTCCAGTCGAGCGGCGGGTCGACCGTCAACTGCAGGCCGTCGACGGCGACGACATACGCCGCCTGACCCCAGCCGCGCTCGCGGCTCTGGATCAGCATGCGGCTGCCGTAGTTCAGCAGCAGCGGTTCCAGTTCGGCGCGAACGGTGATCGGGCGCTTGCGGTAGCGCTCCACGTTCCACTCGTAGTTGGCTTCACGCCATGCCTGCTCGCGGCTGGTGCAGCCGTTGCGCAGGTCCACCTTGAGCGGCTTGGCGTCGGTGTCGCCGATGCCGATGATCCCCTCGTCCTGCAGGGCCGGCTCGAAGTAGCTCATCTGCACGCCGGTGGCATCGTTGGCCGTGCGGGCGCGCACCTGATAGCCGCTGACCTCGGCGTTCAGGTCGGTGAAAATCTGCACCGGGTCCGTCGCCTGGTCGCGGTAGAAGCCGAACTTGCCGGTCTTGATGTCGACCAGCATCTCCGCGCGGCCGAGCCGCAGGATGGTGTTGACGTTGTCGCGCAGGTTGCCCGCGACGCTGATCTGGCCGTTGAACTCATCGCCTCGGGCAGTCAGCAGCCGATCGAGATTGATGGCGCCGCAGAGGTCGATCTCGTCATCCGGCACTTGCCGGCCGCGTGCCGTGTAGCGGCCGCGCATCTTGTCCAGCGCCGCCGAGACTACCGAGGTGGTGGGGCGCTCCGGCTCCCACAGGCCAGACACCTCGTTGTAGACCTCCAGGTGACGGACGAAGGTGCCGTTGATCTTGGTGTCGTTGCCCGAGGGCAACTGCGTGTTGCTGTTGCGCAGCGAGATATTGATGGTGGTGCTGTCGATGTCGATGGCCGGGGTTTCGCCATCGCGCGCCACGACGAAGCCGCGGGCGCCCACCCAGGTCACCGAGTCGATGATCTCGCTGTCGTCGCTGTCGGTCGTGTTCTGCGCCAGCCGCAACTGCACGCGGGCCGGCGCTGGCAGGGTGCGCTCGTAGCTGCGGCGCAGCGGGCGGCGCGAGGCGGCGGTGATGCTGATCTCGTCCAAGCTCAGCCAGCCGGTGATCGCGGTGCCGGCGTCGTCGATCTGCTGGTATTGCAGGTCGAAACGCATGGTCAGGTCTTTCGCGCCGCCCTTGCTGCCAATGCCCTGCGGCCACACCAGATCGACCGCGACGCGGTCCACCGTGTCGCCCGGGCCACACACCGGATACGGGCCGGCATAGCGGCGCAGCAGCAGCAGGTTGCCGCGATCCGACCAGTCGGCCGGTGCCGGGTTGACGATCAGCGAGCCGTCCGAGGGATCGATCGCCAGCACCGTGAACGGGTCGTACTCGTTCGGGCCGCCGACCTGCGTCGGGGTCACCGTATCGCCCGGGCGAAACAGGGCCAGCGTGGCCGGATAGTCGAGCGTTGGCACCGCCTTGATCGATGACAGCGTGCTGCTGAACACAAGGTTGGCATCCACCGCGGCGGGGATGCTCGCGGCCTGCACGTCGTAGGCCCCGAACTGGATGGTGGCGACCACCGTTTCCGGCGTGAAGGTGTGATCGGTATCGATGTAGTCCTGCGGGCTGCTGCCGTCGAAGCCGGTGACCTCGAACGTGCCGGAGTTGACGAGGCTGCCGGACACGACGACGTCATTGCCCGAGCGCACGCCGGCGAACGGGTTGACGTTGGCGGCGGCCCGCGCCGCGATGCTGGCGGCATCGTCCGGCACCATGATGCGGTTGCCGATGAAGGTGATTTCGCCGGTGTAGGTCCGCGACTGGAATGCGCCGCTGACCATCTCCACGCCGTCGAGCTGCTCGGCGGTGGAGACGTTGGAATCGAACAGCGTCATCGCTTCGCCGGGAAGGCAGAGCTGATAGGTGCTGCCGCCGAAGGCGCTGATCGGCGTCTTGCCGACGCGCAGAGACTCCATCGAGCAGATGCCTACGGTCACCCGCATCCGCAGATGCAGCACCTGGTCGTTGCCGACGTACTCGAACCACGGTGCCGCCGACAGCGTCGGGTAGTAGCCGACATTGCGGCCGTAGAGCACCGCCTGCGGCTCGCTCAGCTTCGCCAGATTGTTCTGGGCGCTGATGTCCTGCACCTGTTCGGTGCCGGTGTTGGTATTGAGCTTAGGGGTCTTCGGCGCGACCAGCTTCAGCGCAGAGCCGATCAGCTTGTTGCCGCCGAAGGTCGCCAGCGTGATGAGGTTGCTGGCCTTGAATATCTTTTTTAGCAGGCTCATCGGCCGCGAAGCCCCGGTGAATTGCTGCGCGTGTGGCGGATGTACGGGTCGATCAGGATCGATAGGTCGCGGCTCACGCAGCCGAGTTCGAGGCTGTCGCGGCCCGGGGCGGCGGTCTGCACTTCGTAGCGCTCGGTCAGCAGCGGCGCGTCGAGCACGTCGCTCCGGAACAGCCACAGGCGCACGACGATCGGTGTGGTCGATTCGATGACCGACTCGATCAGCGCGAACAGTTCGTTTGCCGGGTCATCCAGGCTCAGCGTGCGGCCGCTGCGGGCGGACTCGTCAGCGCCGGGAAACTCGCTGGCCCAGGCGCCGGCCTGATTCCATCCGGAGAACAGCACTTCAGTCGGCACGCCGTCAACATCGATGGTCACCGTCCAGTCGTCCTGCTGGATGACGCGGCGGTGCGGCGCGGCCCAGTCCGGGTGGCTCAGTTCGAGGCATTCGATCTGCACCGTGTACTGCGGCACCGACGCGATGTAGCGATCCAGCCCGGTGCCGGGACCGGGATCGCAAGGGCCCGGCGGATAGCCGCCCTCGGGCTCGACGCGCGAGAACACTTCGACCGCGATCTGCCCGGTGCGCAGGGCGACCGTATCGGTGCGGAATGCCTCGGCAACGACCTGCCCGGTGCGCAGCGGGACATCGCCGGTGCGGAAGGCTTCAGCAGCCGTCTGACCCACGCGCAGCGGCACGTCGGTGTTACTGAACACCTCGGCCGCGGTCTGGCCGACTCGCAGCGACACATCGTCGCCGCTGAAGACTTCCGCCGCGGTTTGTCCGACCCGGAGCGTCATGGCTTAGGTGACGTTCTCGGTGCCGATTTCGATGGCGTTGAGATTCGCCAGCGTCCACGCCGCCGACGTGTTCGGGTCCAGCTCCCAGCTATCCAGTTGGTAGATCGGATCGAGCGGCGCGGCGAGCGTCACGCCAGTGTCTTCGGTGGCACCGCTGACCAGCAGCGAGCGGCCCGCCGCATAGCCGGCGTCGGACTTGAAGAACCAGTTGTTGATCTGGACCGCGACGATGTTGTCGATGCCGGTCAGCGGCGTGACGGTATGCGTGTCCTTGTCGCCGGTCACGCTGGATTCGAGGTAGTCGGTAGCCGATGGCGGCACCTCGTCGATCACGGCTTCGTGATCGCTGCCGGTGGACGGGGTGAAGTCCTGATTGGCGCCCGGCGCATCCGGCAACATCAGGTCGCCGCGGAGTTCGCCGAGGAAGTCGTTGTTGTCCGGACCCGTGGTGTCGCACAGGTAGAAATCGCAGTGAAAGCTCGAATAGATCGAGCTGATCGAATCCGCCAGCGTCGGGGCGTAGTGGCCGAGGCTGAAATGCGTGATCAGCGGCGTGACGCCCGTGCAGGTGTCCTGCGCGGTCAAGGCGAACTCTGGCGTCGGCGAGCCGTTCAGCCGCACTTCGACGGTGCCCGCGGCGTCGCTGACCTTCACCTTCGCCTCGACGTAGGTGTAGCTGTTCAGCGGGATCGCCCGGCCGGTGGCGAGCAACACGCCGCTCGTCTGCGTGCCGCGCCAGGCGCAAACGCGCTGCAGCGAGTCCAGGCCGATGGTCACGTGCACCGCGTTGTTGGCGAAGTGCCGGAACTGCATGATCGTCACCGGCGCATCGGCCGGCTTGAAGCGCGTGCCGGCCACCATCTCATCAATGGTGTCGGTGTTGGCGGCGGCGAACCAGCCGCGTACGCCGAAGGTGCCGAAATTGAGTTCGAGGCAAGGGCCGTCGTCGCGGCCACCCGTCGTCTTGATGGCGTAGCGGGAAAATCCGCCATTCCACTTCGCGAGCGGCACCGTGGCGGTGCCATAGTGCCGGAAGGTGTCACCAAATCGCCAGGCCATGCGGATGCTCCTTAGGGGTTTAGCGCGTCCCACTCGGCCTGACTCATGGCCGTGCCGGTGCGCGTTTCGAGGGACATTCGGACTTGGACGTTCGTGCTTCCGGCGAGCTCAAAGGCCAAGGGGGCGGTAAACCTCGCCTCAATGGTCTTGACGACTCCTGCAACAAGCAGCGAAACGTTGAACCACTCGGTCCCGTTCTTGAGCGCGTAGTGGTGCCACGCTTGCATGTAAGACCATTGTGCCGCTTTAAGCGCAACAGTTGCCGAAATGTTTTCAGAGCCCGTTTGATACAGCGGCCGAACTCGCGCGCCGAGCGTGAAACTGCTGCGGGCGTTTAGCTCGGGAAGCTGGCAGACGTAGCCATCCTGCAAGGGGTACGGAAGCTCTGAAGGCCAGTTCTGAATAGCCACGTCAGAGAACTCCTGTGACTACGCGGCCGGTCCGGCGCCGATCAGCCTGGTTGAACGCACTGCCTGCATCTTCGCGCTGCGCGATCATCAGGCGGATCACCTGTTCGCCGTCCAGGCCGCGCTCCGAACTTGTTACGCGGGCCTGGACATTGTCCGATTGCGTGTTGTTGATGACCACGCGGACCCCGGGCGCCTGCTGCGAAGTCATCGGCGGGCGGCTTGCCTGCGCGGCAGGCGTGACGTTGCCGTTCGCGCCGAACAAGTAGTACTTGCCGTCCGATGCGACGATTTCGGGCTTGCCCTTCTCGCCCACCTCGTAGAATTTGCTACGCGACACAGAGCCGCCAAGTTCTCGGCCGCCGCCATAGTTCTGCGCCCTGATCTGGGCGACGCGACCGAGGCCCAAGATGATCTGAGCCGCAGCGGCAGCGGGTGCCAAGGCGTAGCCGATGACAGGCACTTTAGCCGCCGACGCGGCAGCACTTTGAGCCGCGTCGTAGGTTCCTATGATGGTTGAAGTGATTGCCGCCGCTTTGTAGATCGCAAAACCTTTTTTGCCGAACAAAGCTGCTGCGTCGGCAATGGACTGAAACGAATCAGCGGCAATTTGCGCGTTTGACCTGAAAAGTTCCCGCTTGGCTGCGGCAGCCTCGGTTTCGATTTTTACTACTTTTGCCTGATACTGTTCCTCGGCAAGCAGCAGCGCGTCCTTGATGGACTGATCTTCAGCCAGCGCATTGTTTGCGCGCAAAGACGCTTCGTCGCCGCCCTTGAGCGCGCCCGTGCGCTGATCGAACTCCGTCTGAGCGGCATCCAGGTCGTCGGCCTTCGCGGCGTCAATGCCTTCAGACGTCACAGTGCCGGGCAGGCCGGCGTTGCGGTTCTGCCGATTGGCCCTGCGCAGTTCGCGGACGTTCTTGCCTTCGCCGCCGTAGACCTTGCCGAGCGCTTCGGCGGCGAGTTGATTCGCCAGCTTGCGCTTGTCCAACTGGTCAGAAAGTTCGACGCCCTCCTGCTGGGAGACCTCAAGCGACATCTGTCGAAGGCCGAACCATTCCTGCTCTAGCTTGATCTGCTCGCGACGAGAAGCGGACACGGCTCGGCCGGTATCCAGTTCCTCGCGCAGCACAGCGTTGCGCAATTCCTGATCGGCGAGCGCGGTTTTGTCCGGGCGCTCGACCGGGCCCAGCAGGTTGTTGATGAACTGCTTTTGCTGGGCGATCCGTTCGCGTTCGTCCTTGAGCGCTTCCTTGCGCCCGACTCGCTCGGTGGCGAGCTTGGCGTTGACCGCGTCCTGCGCGATCGCGACTTGGCGCTTCGCTTCGATGTTCGCTGCGTTGTCGCCCGCGAACTCCCCTGCCAGCTTGCGGCGAAGGAAGATTTCCAGTTCGGTTTCGGCGTTGACCTTACCCTGAAGTTCCAGCTTCTTCCGGGTGTCCGCGAAATACGCGGTAGCATCAAACTTGCTCTGGCCCTGCGTCAGCAGGCTTTCACCAATCTTGCCGTTGATCGTTCCCGTGAGACCTGGAAGCTGCGGCTCGTTGGCGAAATTCTGTCGAGCGCGCGGTACGAGCAAGGCGCCGGGATCGAAAAACACCGTAGCCTTGTTGACTGCGTCGACAAAGCCCTTACGTGCCGCTTCTTCTTCGTTCAAGAAGTCCGCGATCGACGTGCGGGGTCGGCCCGCAGCGTCCTCGGCACGATTGCGCCGGACGAGGTCAAGCTGCCGGCTTTCAGGCAACTGCTCCAAGGCGGCCGCCTCGCGGCCCTTCTTGAGAAGCGTCGCCAGTACCCCGGCCGTAGGCGATGCGGCTTGATTGACGAGGTTCCCGAACGCCGCAGCGGTCAGACCGATTTCGTTCGACAAGCGAGTGAAGTTCGCAATCGTCGTGTTGATGCGAGTATTTGCATCGGTGTCGAACGTGCGGCGCAGTTCGGCCGCGAACTTAGGCAGAGCGTCGTCGGCCAGGACTTCGCCCTTGCGCAGCATCTTGTCGAGCTCGGCGGTGGTGACGCCGAGCGCGCGGGCCATAATCCCGAAAGCGCCCGGGAGCCGGTCGCCGAGCTGCCCGCGCAGTTCTTCGGCCTGCACGCTACCTTTCGAGATGATCTGCGAAACCGCGTTCAGCGAACCCTCGATTTGCTCGGACCGCAAATTTAGTCGCTGACCGGCTTCGGTGATCGCGAGGAAGATATCGCGGGTCTTCGCGCCTTCCAGGCTCGTGCCTTTTGATGCGGCCTCAAACCGCGAATACTGAAGGGACAGCGTACCGACGCTCACGCCGAGGCGATCCGCTTCCTTGCGAATAAACGCCATTGACTCGGCGGCTTCGCGCGAGCTTCCGGTGACCGCTACCAAAGCCGAATTGGCGCGTTCTAGTTCGAGCGCCTGGCGAGATGCGCCGATCACCGCAAACGTAGCCGCGATGCCCGCCCCGGCTGCGGTGGCCCCGAAGCCCAAGCCCAGCGCTGACGCCGAACCGGATGCAAAGTTGCCGAGGGCGCCCGCCGATGCCTGAGCGCGCCCGCGCGCCGTGGCCGCGATCCCGGCCTCGCGTTCGAGGGCAATCGTCTGACGAAGCGAAGTCCGGTAGCCCGCCAGTGCGTCGCGATCCCGCTGAATTTCCCGCTCGTAGCGCGTAGGGCCCGCCGCACTGAAAACTGAGGCCGACTCCGCCGCGCTCTTGCCCGACAATCGAGCCCGAGTGGCCTCGGCATTCCGTCGCGCAAGGACTTCGAGTTCAGCCGATTCGCGTCGGCGAATAGCCAAAAGTTCGGAAGCGCCCGCCT